AGCCGCACCAAAACGTTCCGGTTTGATAATGGAAATCAGCCACATAGATGCGGCAATCAAAGCAACAGCGATGCCAATCTGGAGCAACATAGTACCGATCGTCTGCAGAAGTTCCGTGAACTTCTCGAACATCGATTTGTCTTTGCCCTTTTTGACAATAGTACGGATGGTCGATGTAATATCCGAGAAAGTTTTCGCGATCATCAGTCCGGTAAATGCGCCTGTAATTTTCTTAATGATCTTAATAATGTTATCAATATGCAGATTTCCGCAGGCATCATCAAGGCCGTTGATTACGTCAACAACAATCCCGAACAGATTCGAGGAAATGCCGACCCAATCAATCGATCCGATGGTTTCGATCAGTTTTTCAATACCGAAACTGAGTCCTTTAACAAGATCAAATCTTCCGGTATCCTGATTCGTGAACCCGTCGATAATGTCCTGAAAAAATCCGCCCTTCTTCTCAGCAGGAGCACCACCGGCAGCTGCACTGGCTGCAGCGTCTCCGCCGCCACCAAACAGACCACCGATAAAGTCGCCAATCTGCTTGAATATGCTGTTCTCGCCGACGAACCAGCCTTTGATCGTCTCAAAGATTCCGCCGCTGAAGAATTCCTTGATCTTCGCGACAGGGCCGCCATCTTCACCACTGAAGAACCGTTTGATCGCTTCCCAGACGTTGGAGAAGAAATTCCGGATCTTGTCGATGATGCTTTCGCCCTGCGTACCGTCTCCCCCGGAGAACATGCCCGTGAAGAAGTTCTTGATATCAGCCCAAGCCTGACGAATCCAAGGAAGGATTCCGGAAGTTTCCAGCCAGGTCTTGATTTTTTCAATAACCCCTTTAATAAACTGATAGACACCTGACAGCTTCTTTCCGAAGTTGCTGACGCTCATCAGAATCTTCATCAATGGAGAAGCTTTCGTTCCGCCACCGGCAGCGGCCAACTTCGGAACATACTCCTTGCCATTCAGGGCATCCACAAAGACTTCCCAGACTTTACTGAAGTTCTGTGCAATGAGCTTGATCTTCGACCAGGTTTTCCCGAAATTACCGAAGAAGCCCTTGATTTTTTCCCACCAACCGCGGATTGCCGGCAGAATACCGGAACTTTCCAACCAGCCGACAAACAGATTGAACTTCTCAGAAATCCAGCTCCAGGCGGTAGAGAACCAGCCCTTGACCTTTTCCCAGGCGTTCCTCAGGTTCGTCGCGAAGTTAATAATGCCTTCAACCAGGCCCTTCTGTTTCTCGTCCAGTTTGGACGGATCGGCAACAGAACCCTTGGTAAACGCTTCCCATACAAGACCGATGTTGCCGAAGAAGGTCTTGATTCCATCCCAGGCACTGCGGATTGCCGGCAGAATACCGGAACTTTCCAACCATCCTGCGATTTTATCAAAGACGCCCTTCACGAATGTCCAGACACCGGAAAGCTTCGTTCCGAAATTGGAAACCGCTTCCAGAATCCCAGCCAGTTTATCCGAAACGCCGCCCTGTTTAAACTGATCCTTGGTAACCTGGGTGCCGTTCAGCGCCTGTACAAAGGTATTCCAAATGGTGGTGAAGTTATCGATCACCATTTTGATATCGTACAGGATCTCCTTCAGATTAATCTTTGACAGCCAGTCCTTCACGTTCTGCAGCCAGGCAAAAGCGCGGAAGAATCCGGATTCGGTCTTCTTGCCGGTCTCATCTACATCGCTCTCGCCGCCGAGGAAGAACTCCTCGATTCGCTTGAAGAAGTCGCGGATAGCCTGGCCGATACCGGTTTCTTCAAAGAACTCCCGGACCTGCTGAATCCAGCCTTTGATTAGGTTATAGAACCAGACAAAGCCGTCGCTGATCTTCCCAAACAGCTTCTTAGTGAAGCCGCTGGCCTGGAATTTCTGGAAAACTTCCGTGATTTTGTTCGCAATACTTGAAAGTACGGTCAGAATATCCCGAAAAATGCCGGATTTGTTAATGAAATTGCCGATAGAGTCGAAGAAATCACCGACAACCGTGATCGCGTATCGAACGGATGTCGCAATGGATGTGAAGATGTTCCGGATCTTCTCCAGATTCTCTTTGTTCGTGAAGAAAGCCCGAATCTTCGCAGTAAACTCCCGGATGCCCTTCGTTACCTGCTTGATCTGGTAACCCATATAGTTACCTTCACGCCAGTTCTTCAGCTGATCGACCGTTTTCAGGCCGTTCTTTGCCATCGTTTTGGCGTCTTCTTCACCGAGAACATCGCCGGTAATCTTTGCCAGCTGTGGGAAGAACACGTTCCTGAAACTGGAACCTAAGAGATTCTTCAGATCAATGATCGTGTTCATGATGTTCCGCAAAGCACCGATAGGACCATTTTCTTCATTCTTGTTCCACAAATCGGCCCAGCCGTTCATTTCCTCCGCCCAATGCATGAAAGCATTGTTACGGAAGGAAGCGCCCGCGGCAAACAGATCCCACAAAATATCCGTCACGTCAGACCACAGCTCAATCGACTTATCCAACCCGCCGAAAATATACTGGAAGGTATTCATCCAACCGGTCGATACGGCATCCTTTGTGGCTTCGATCGAATCGGTAAAGGTCTTTGACTGCTGAGAAGATTTGAAAGCTTTCTCACCGAGACTTTCTTCGGTATCCTTCAGATCGTCAAGCGCTTTCTTAACTTCCTCATAGTTCATACCGACCGCTTTCGCAAAAGCCTTGATTTCCTTCTCGCGTTCTTTAACGTTAGCGATCTTATTGATTCGTTCAACATCTTCTTTGACTTTATTCGAGGTCTTATTGGAATTCTTGGACCATGTATCCAGATACTTATCGTAAAGCGCCTTCTGTGTATCCTTCCGCTCCTGATCCATAGCGTCCATGGCATCTTTTGCGGTCTCATACTGCGGATGTTCTTCCTGATACTTCCTGACTTTATCCGCAAAGGAGCCATACTGCTTTAGCGTATCCATCAGAACGTCGGAAGTGAACCAGCCCTTTGAAAGCGTCTCATTGAAGTTCTCATACGTAACTTCTATGGCCTTCTTCCCGGTTCCGGCAAACAGCTTATCGCCCTTGCGCTTCAGCGTTCCGGCGGCTTCGGCCGCGGCGATAGCCTGTTCCTTGAATTCCTTGGTTGCCATGCCAGCGTTTTCGATGGACTTCCAGTCGATCAGTTTGACCGAACCAGTACCCAGCGCCTGTGAAAGATTATACATAGCCCGGTTCTGTTCCTGAACAGTCGCACCAGAATGATAACCCCAGGCCGCGATACCCTGCATGGCGGTGATCGATTCGTCCAAGCCCTTGCCCACGCTGGTAAATTTACCGATGTTGTTCACCATTTCACTGAAACTGGCAGATGTTTCATCCGTAAACCAGTTCAACCGATCAAGGCTTTCATCGACCTTGTCGGCGGCCATACCGGTCGCATTCGCGATTGTTTTAATGCTGCTGATCTTGGTTGTATACTTATCAAACCCTTGCGAAATAGGATCAATCGTAAAGGATTTCACCGCACTCTTGAGCCGGTTGATCGCCTGTTCCGCCAGTTCAAACATGGCCGTGATCTTGGTGATTTCCGCAAACTGGCTGAACAGTCCGCCGGCGGAATCGCCGAGAAGGCCGATGCCTCTCCGCAGCTTGGAAACGGAATCGTCCACATCCTTGAAGACGTTGTCCTTTCCGAACTTTTTACACTTTGTCGTAAATTCGTCAAAACTATCGCCGGTATCGTCGAAGTTCAGAGACTCCTTCAGATCGTCGATGGTTTTCATGCTGGTTTTCACGTTCTTCTCGAATTGCTTGTTGTCAAACTCCATCGAGACAACGCGTTCGTCCATATTTCCAGGCATCAGGCAATGACCTCCTTCCACACATCGTCGGCAATTTTATCGAAGATCGGCTGAATTGCCGGATCGATGTAGTTTCTTCCGGCCACATACGCCCCGCTGGCTGTGCCGTGCCCGTAATTCAGAATAATCGCGATATTGACCCCATTTTGAATGTTGTTATTGGTGAAGGTAATCCGCCACCGGCCGTGCTTCTGCTCAATGAGATATCCCCAGGAATCGGCGGTTTCCCCGCTGTCCTTCGGGGTTGCGGAACACAGAGCCGCGACACCTTTTTCTCCGTAAAGCGCCAGAATAGACCGGTAATCCGCCTTCAGCGCCCGGCTGAAGAATTCTTCCGTATGCCGGAAATCGCCCTTATGCCTGAACGAGATGATGCCCATTCAGATCACCCTTTCGACCGCATCTTGCTGCGCCGTGCTGCATTCAGCGCAGAATTGCTCTTCATGATGGATTTCGGCGACATCTTTTTGCCGGGATCGGCGGAAGCGTTCCGTACCTCGATCAGCATCAGCAGCTGATTCAGATGCCATTTCGCCGCGTCCCACGGAATCTCGCAGTCAATCATCCAGGAATAGATCTGTTCAGCCGTTACGACTTTACGGGACGGGCCTCTGCCTTTTCCGGGCTTGCGCTTCACAGTAGTAGCTGTCATGGGGTCTTTGATATACTTGTCGATCTGCTGAAGGTTTTCCAGCGTCAGATGATCATAGGTATCCGGCGGAACATTCTTGGTCAGCGTCATACACCGGATATAATCCAGGAATTCCTCGGCAGTCTTCTCCTGCGTGGAGCTGAAGGACTTATGCCACCTGGATTCCCATTTGTGAACGGAAATCAGAGAATGCTCCAGCTGAATTACCGCTCCCCGGAACGCAGGCTGCGGAACAAATTCGCATTTGTCTTCATCCCATAACTCATTCGCAGGAGCACCCGGTATTGTCAACTGGAGCATTTCTCATTCGCCTCACTTCATTTCCAGTCCGGAGCTCAGATTGGCTACGGGAGTCGCTTCCATCATGGCCTTTGCCTGGGCCTGGGCTTCTTCCACCTGCTCAGGAGTCGCGTCAGTAGTCTGCGGCAGGATGCCGTTGATAAACTTGGACGCGGCCTCGGTATCGGTGGCCAGCTGCATGAACAGCTCAGAATATGCTTCAGTCTGAGAGAATGCCTCAGACAGTTCTTTCGATTTGATGAACCGACGTCCGTCCATGGACTTCTCACCATAGGACTTCAGGATGATTTCCTTGAACAGTTCCACCAGGCGCTTACGGTCCTGAGTCATGGCGATCTGCTGAATCAGCCGTTCCATGCCGCCGTGATTGGACAGTTCCATTTCGGCGACCTCCGCCTTGCTCAGATTAAAGAAAAAGTCCTCGGTACGCTCGACGCCGTCATAGTCCGTGTAAGTAATTGTCTTCTTAAGCATGGGTTTCTTCCTCCTGTTTTCTGGTCATTTTGAAGTTAAAATAAGAGAGGTGGTAATTTTGTCAAAAGGGAAGAGGGAGTACCCCAGCCTGAACCAGGATACTCCCTCAGAAAGTGCCTGCCGAATTCTCAGCTTACGCGAAAGAACCGGTGGTCGCCCAGGAATACATCTCATCGGGCGTGGGCAGCGCGGCAGCGGCGGTACCATCACCATACAGCTTGGCTTCCAGCGTCTCAAGCTTCGCCTGGCCGCCCTGGGCAGCCTTCAGCTTGTTGATGTCGATGGTGATGCAGCTGACGGGTTTCAGGCCGGCAGCGATCGCGGCAGCGTTCGTGAACGCCACAGGATTGCAGCTGTACTCCCAGCTGAAGGTGATCGCGTCCGGAGAGTCGTTGATCGTCTCATAGGAACGCTCAGAGGGAGAAGCTGTGGCGTTGTACACCAGATGGATCTTGTAGCCATCATCGATATTGCTGTCCAGATCGTTGCCCTGCTCAGTCCGATAGCACAGGCCGAAGGACTTCCGGGGCTGCTGGCCGAACATGACGCCGTCGCCGACAGCCTTGGAGCCATCGCACTCGGACCACTCATCCGGATAGGTATAGGCTTCGATGGTGCCGCCGAAGGTCTCCGCCGCACGCAGGGAAGCATACTTGATGTTGTCAGCCCACAGGTCGTTGGCATCCGCGCCGTCGGGGCTCTCGGACACGCTGGTCAGGCCGTTCCAGGCCACACCGGCACCGTAAACAGGCTGACCGGAAGCATTCTTGGACATAGGATAGAGGACGCCATGAGATACACCGGCTTCATACCAGTGAGAACCAACAGCATCCCAAACAAGCGTTGTAGCCATAGGTCAATTCCTCCAGTACAAAAGTTCTTAATGTTATGCCGACGTCACCACAGGCCATAACTCAAACGGCCAGTGATGCAGATTATCCGAAGTGTAAGGACGCGCTGCTCTCGTGCCCTTCATTTCGGCAATCTTGCGGGGAAAAGGGGATTCCGGGTCCGGATCGATCACAACAATCCGATAATGGTCCTGGATCGCGAAAGGCGTGTTGCCGGCGTGCATGGTCGTCATCGCCAAAGGCTCATACACAATGCACGGATAATGCATCTCCGCTTTTCCCGGGCCCTGGAAATATACATTTCGGCTCCCAAGAAGAGCGCAAAGGATCTCGTGCAATTCGAGTCTTGTCATTCCCTTCATTTTGATGAGAGCCTCCTCTGTCTGCGTTTATTCGGCCGGAAGATCCGTATAGTTGCTTCCTCCTTATGATTCCAGCTGCTCGCGAACAACTTCCCGATACTTCTTAGGCACTTTCAGCAATGCCTGTTCCAGCGTGAGACCGCGGGCCATATATGCCCGGGCCAGTTCAACCCAGTATTCAACCATTGCTTATTCACCTCCGAGCATGAACTCGAGAAGACCACTGAACGCGTCAGCAACGTCTTCCTTCAGCTTTTCCATTTCCGTTTTGTCGGCGATACGAATAAACGTAGAGCCGTCCGCCTGGTAATAGAAAGTCCGAAGAATCTGGTCTTCGTATTCCTCTCCGTTCACTGTGACGGAGCTCAGGTTATCGTTGGAAAAAATCTCTTTTTCCAGTCTTTCCGCGCAGATCAGGTTTCCGGCGCCGTCGGACCGGGCGTCAAAGCCGGTGCCGTCCGCGAGGATCACGTGATATGTCGTGTTTTCATCCATAGGTCCAATCCTCCTCCGAACAGGGTTTGGTACAGTTCAATCAGTTGCGCCCGCTGCCTGCGGGAAAGCAATCTGGAATAATTGGCGATCCAGGCCCGAAACATTTCCTCAACCTTAAGATGCCGCGTCTGTCTG